CAATATCTAATGTAACTTCAATTTGAGGAACGCCACGCATTGCTGGAGGAATTCCTTCTAAATTAAACTCACCCAACAACTTGTTATATGTAAACAAATCACGTTCACCCTGTGCAACTTTAATAGTTACTGCGGGTTGATTATCATCTGCTGTTGAAAACACTTGTGAATGTTTAGTAGGAATAGTTGTATTTTTCTTAATAAGTTTAGTAAATACGCCACCTGCTGTTTCAATACCCAAACTTAGTGGTGTTACATCAAGCAACAATACATCTGTACGTTCACCGGCTAATACACTACCTTGAAGTGCTGCCCCGGCTGCTACAGCCTCATCTGGATTAACATCTTTGCGAGGTGCTTTACCAAACAATTTTTCAACTGTTTCTTGTACTTTGGGCATACGTGTCATTCCACCAACAAGAATTACCTCATCAATATCTGATATTGATACACCAGCATCTTGTATAGCTTGTTGACATGGTTTGATGCTACGTTGAATTAATTCATCAACTAACAACTCTAACTTAGCACGACTTAATTTAACATTTAAATGTTTAGGTCCATTAGCATCGGCTGTGATATATGGCAAGTTAACATCTGTTTGAGCACTACTACTTAATTCAATCTTTGCCTTTTCTGCGGCATCTTTCATACGTTGCAATGCAAGTACATCTTTAGTTAAGTCAATGCCATTATCTTTCTTAAACTCATCAACTAAGAAGTCCATGATACGTTGGTCAAAGTCTTCACCACCTAAGAATGTATCACCATTGGTTGATAATACTTCAATTTGTTTCTCTCCGTCAACATTGGCAATTTCAATAATACTTACATCAAATGTACCACCACCTAAATCATAAACAGCAATCTTGCGATCTTTTTTGTCTTGTTTATCTACACCATATGCTAGTGCGGCAGCTGTGGGTTCGTTGATAATACGTAGTACTTCTAGTCCTGCAATACGTCCGGCATCTTTAGTAGCTTGACGTTGACTATCATTGAAGTAAGCTGGAACTGTGATAACTGCTTTAGTTACTTCTGTACCCAAATAATCTTCAGCAGTCTTTTTCATCTTACGTAAGACTTCAGCACTGATTTGAGGTGGTGCTAATTTTTGTCCATTAGATTCAACCCATGCATCACCGTTGTCTGCCTTAACAATTTTGTATGGCATCAAGTCAATATCTTTTTGTACAGCTTGTTCGGTGAATTTGCGTCCAATTAATCGTTTGGCTGCATAGATTGTATTCTTTGGGTTTGTAACTGATTGTCGCTTGGCACTAGCACCTACTAATATCTCATCGTTAGAATAGGCAACGATTGAGGGTGTAGTTCTTGCACCTTCGCTGTTTTCAATTATTTTGGGGATTCCGTTTTCAATAATGGCTACACAGGAATTAGTTGTTCCTAAGTCCACGCCAATAACATGCTTTGACATATTTTTCTCCTTTAATAAGCAAGATGTATAATTAGTAAGCCCGACTCATTCAGCACTTACATCTTTATTTATCATATTAAAATTTATTTTTAATTTTTATTCAATCTATTCTTAAAAAAAGTTTCCCATTCTTCTCTCTTGAAATTTGTTTTTGCATGGCAATGTTTACATAATGGAATAAGATTATTATCGGCATTGTTTTTTTTATTGTAATCAATATGGTGTACATCTAATTTAACGTTAGGTGCATTGCACATTTGACAAACATATCTGTAATGTTTTTTAATACTTTCTTTAAGTTCTTTATTAAATTCCGGACCATATTCGCCATTTGAAATTCCACCTTTCCAATTTGGATGATATTCTTTCTTTGGGGTATTTTTAGTTTGTTTTTCTTTTTGTTCAGGTGAGTACGACCACTTACCTGATTTATCGTTTTTCCATTTTTCAATTTGGGCAGGGTTGTGCGAATGACCGAAGAATGGATTATTTTTCCCTTGCCTAACTTCTGGATTTTTTGTTAGATAGTCTGATAAGCTGGTACCTATTTTTTTAGCCACCTCAGGATCAGTGCTAGGGTTATTGGACAACAGTTGTTCCCGTCGTTCTTCTCTAATTTGATTGGCTCTTTCTAATCCTATTCGTTCTTCCCAAGAAATTGTTTTTTGCCATTCTTTGTGGCATTTACGACTACATGTTATTTTTGTTTTATGGGCAACAATTGGTTTGCCGTAATTAGGATTGTCCGGATGAGCATATGTTTTCACTGTAATAATATCATTACAAGTAACACAATTTTGGTAGGTATTAAATGATGAATTAATTTTAAGCATACTTCTATTTAGTATACCTAAGACAAATCCTAGTATTTTAGAACAACTTTTTTGGAAGACTTTGGTCACGTAAAAACTTATCCCAACGTCTTTTAGCCTGACTTTTAGCTAGTTTACGTTTCACGGTAGGTTTTACAAATTCTTGACGGTCACGTACTTCTTGTAAAGTTCCGTAATCTGTCATTAACTTTTTGAATTTGCGTAATGCTTTTTCAGTATTACCATCGTTAACTAAAACTTTTCTTCCTCTAATCATATTGCGGCTTTTGGTTGTAAAATTTGCTCCTGATTAATATTTATCTTTCTAATGTTATTTTCACGGTATTTCTTTGTATTATACATATGAGGCATCAAAACCTTCTCAATCTCTGTATGTAATCCACGTGCTCCGGTTTTTAATTTCATAGTATTTTCAGCTAATTGTGAAATAGCATCTTCACTAAAATCCAACTCAATGTCATCTAAACTAAGCAAATACTTATATTGGTCAATATAGTTATTTTTCACTTCAGTTAACACCTTAATCATTTCCTCTTTAGTTAGATTCTCTACATTAACTGTAGTAGTAAATCGTCCAATAAACTCAGGAATCATACCAAATCGTGTTAAATCATCAGGGGTAACCATAGACAAGTCACCCTCTGTACGAACATCTTTAATATCTGCCCCAAAGCCAATACTAGTACCATTAACTCTATTGTTAATAATATCTTTTAACCCTACAAAAGCACCACCGGCAATGAATAAAATATTCTTAGTATTAATTTCCATCATATCACCTCCGGGATGTTTACGCCCGCCACCGGCTGGTATACGACATGTAGTGCCTTCAACCATTTTCAATAATGCTTGTTGAACACCCTCTCCTGACACATCACGGGTAATGCTACTGCCTTCGCTTTTACGAGCAATTTTGTCAATCTCATCAACAAATACAATACCACGTTCTGCTAGTTTAATATCACCACCGGCAGCATTTAACAACATTGTAATCATGGATTCAACATCATCACCTACATACCCTGCTTCCGTTAAACTTGTAGCATCAGCAACAATAAAGGGAACTTCTAAATATTTTGCTACGGTCTTTGCTAGTAATGTTTTACCAGATCCAGTAGGACCGATTAATAAAACATTACCCTTTTGTATCTCTAAATCTTTGGGAGGATTGTTAATACGTTTATAATGATTGGCAATAGCTACACTAAGAACCATCTTAGCATTATTTTGTCCAATAATATGTTGGTCTAGAAATTCTTTAATGGTTTCAGGATCAAATCTAATATTATCTTTTTCAATCTTTTCTTCTTCAGGGTTTTTATCATCATGCATTAATTGAGTACATAACTCAATACAATCGCTACATATGGCTACATCTTCCCCTACAATGAGTTTGTTTACTACGTCTTTATGATTACCGCAGAATGAACAATGGCTTAATTTTATTTCTGTTGACATACTAATACTTATCTTAATTATTTTTTACACATACTTTTTTAGGTACAACTGATAACTCAATTTTAGATAAATTTTGCATAATATATGCTAACTTACTATGCTGGTTAACCTTCATTTCAATCGTGCTACTCTCACTGGCTTTTGTATTGATACCAATATTAATTGTTTTTATATAGTTAATATCATAGTAATCACCCACTCTACGATATAATTGTTTAGGTTTAAAACATTCACTATACTGTGTCCTATTATATACATCTTTAATTTCCATATTAATTCTAACTTCATTCCAGTCCATGAAGGAATCAAGTATTTTATTTGTAATAATAAATTCATTAAAATAGTATTTCTCAGAACCTACAGTAACTGTACTAGGATATTGCTGTGCAAAACCTTTTTCTACTGTCCACAATGATGGCTTGCCGTCTGATACTAATCGTATTGCGTCATGGAACGATGCTATATAGTTAGGGTTCCAACTCAATTCATAAGGGATAGTCAATGTTAAATCCCTATAGGCATCTACCTTAATAATATAATCACTTTGTTTAATATCATATGCACGTTTAGGATAATCATTTAATACACTAGCAAGTATCCTATCTCCGTTCTGTTTATTTTCTAAAAATGATTTATATTGATTATTGTGTTTTGCTCCATCAAGGTTTTTGCTATCTTTACCTTTAGAAAGAATCCTATCACTTAATCTAAGTAAAGATAACTTAACGTCTACAACTACCTGAATCTTATTACCAATGTTTTGTTGAGAAATAATTTTATACTCATCAACAAAGGCCGAACTATATGCTAATATTTCATCTTTAATGAGTGTATCATTATATGATATACGTTCACTAGCTATTACCACACCAACTTGATATTCAATAGCCTCTTTAAAAGCATTATGTTTGGCTTCCTCGTAAGTGTTACCTATACCAGTAGTACGAATGTAATTATCAGATTTAGAGGTAGAAGCACATGCGGTAAGCATAATACATACCGCTAGTAGCAATAAACGCATAATTAGTTACCGAATTTTTTACGCAATTGATTAGAAACTTGTTCGGATTCTTTATCCCACCTAATCGTTACTGAAACCTCTTGTGCTCCAATTACCTCTTGTTTGATAACTTTAAATCCACGTAAAATACCCTCAGCATTAACACGAATATTCTCACTCAATTGATATGCGGTATCATTGCTGTTTTCACGTACAGAATGATTTGTGTCTTTTTCAGCATCACTATCGCTCATTGATACAACTTCACCGGTTGTTGTACGTGATTTCATACGGTCACTTGCTTTTTCAACATTCTTAGCAAGAGTATTAGTAACACGGGTACTAGAAATCTCTTCCTGAATAAAGTGACGAACATTAGCACGGGCACGATCACCTGCACGAATTAATGCAGTTCGGCGGTTACTTTCGGTATTACCGTTAGAACTAGCAGTACCCACTGCTTCAATACTAGTAATAGCACAATTTGATTTGTTCCATGTATACCAACTACAATCAGTTTCAATACGGATAGTATCTTGTTTAAATGATGTAGATAGTTTTTGATTACGAATTTGGTCAAATTCGCCCTCACCGCGTTTCATACTAGAACATCCCACTAGTGAAATAGCAGATACTAATGCCAATATTTTAAAATTCATTTCAATCCCCAATAAGTTTAAGATATGCATATAGTAACACAATATCTAATTATTGTCAATTATTTTTGGTTCTTTAGGTAAATTTCAATCTGTTCTCTTTCGTGATCCGACAACAAATCAAGGTCATATTCGCCCTTTTCTATCTTTTCAACCAAATATTTAATATATTTTTGGTTATATAAATAGGTATCTGATTGGCCCTTCTGAACCTCAATCCATTTATTTCCGTCATACTTATATACACGATTTGGTAATGCATCTACTCGTACAAATACATCACCTTTATTTCCAGAGTCTGGAAATTTTATTCCAAAATTTGTACTAATTGTACGATGACTATCAGCATTTATAATGAATACATCTGGTCGTAAACTTTTTAATGCATCCTTATGATAATGCTTATCTTCAAACATTACATAACCACCTTCTAATTCCTTATAAGGTTTTTGTTGTTCCAATATTATTTGTTCTGAGGTATCTTCTTCAACTTCTTTTGATGCAACCATCGGTTTAGTATCAAAATGAACGAAAGGTTTGGTTAAGTATGGATGTTGTTCCAGTATAGACTTTTCAGGTTCGGGTATAAATTCCCAATCTACACCTTCTGTATTATCCATTACATCACATTTTTTGTTAGGGCAGAAGGGACCTATACCAGGAGCATCTATTAATTCAGTACCACACATATAACAGTTAATAGGTTCTTTGGGAGATCCAGCCATTGCAATAATTTGTTTAACTTGTTCGTCAGTTAAAGGACCATCATCTGGCTCATATGCAGGTTCTGTGACAGTAGGAGTCGTTGTTTGTTCAGTCCCTAGAGGGCTGTCACCCTCCTCTTTATCCCATTCTTTACTTGCGTTAGCGGCAAGTACAAGTGCAATAGCTAATGGATCAAACACAATAACTAATAAGATAATAACCCAACGTACTGATTCCTCTAACATATTGTTATCAGCGTTATCACCATATATTAATGCGGCAATATATTTGATAGGTCCAACTTCAGCTTCTATCTTACGATTTTCAGCCGCAATAGGTGCTCGTTCTTCATTTAATTTAGCAATTTCTTTTTGTGCTTCACCAATATCTTTTTGTAGTTTAGCACGTTCACCAGCCTGTTGTCTACGAATTTGAACAGCACGTTCAGCACTATTTTCACTGTCACCACGACTTAATCGTTGGTCAACTTGATTATCCATTTGGGTTAATGCTTTACGTGCTAACTCAATGTTATCTCTTTGTGTTTTAATCTTCTCATCATATAGTGCTAACTTAGCTTGGCTATCACCTGATGTAATGCCTTGATCCATATGTGCTTTTGACAAGAAGCCAAATATACCCATACTGGTTAATAGTGCTAGTGCAACAACAGCGGGTACTAGATATAATTTTAATAACCAACTAGCACGGTACCAATATTTGCGTAGCCAAACAGTTGCGGTAATCTTTCCTACTTCTAGTATACCGCCCATAATAATAACAGGAATAACCGCACCTGCAAAGATAGCGGTTAATCCAATAATACTATACCAGGCTGCTACCGAACTAAGCGATAGTGCCACTAATAGTGTGAGATTTGAGAATGATAAAAATTTAAGGCGCATCTAATATTTAGTCTATAGTTACATCAAATAAATGACTATAATAGCTAAGAAACTCAGCTACCGGTAAAACTAGTTTTTGAGGGATACTAGGACCGTGCGTAACATGATATGTAACTAAATAATCCCCACGATTCTCATCTGTCTTTTTTACCTGTATAACTTCAATCTTGTTACCATCTTCAAATACGTAAAATTGTCCTACTAGAGTATATGCATTCATTTTGTATTATGGTACACGTCAAACTGCGACCACTGACCTCGCCAGTTATCATGTTCACTATCCATACCTTCATCATCAAGTTCTACACCATCATATACTAAACGTGTAACAATGCTAGTGCCTTGAACATCCCAGTTCAATACTTTAAGTTTCTTAGGTTCAAACACACCTTCAATACTTGTTTGAATACAACTGCCCTTACCACCTTGTGTCCACATCAACCAATAACCTTTACCTAGATACTCTGGGTATAGTTCTTCTTGTTCTTCAATAGCATCATAATAACTTTCATTATCGTTTGCTTCACTAATGAATGATTCCAAATCACCTTCGTAGATTGTCTCACCTTCACTATTTTCAATAGTCATATGAGTATCATCTTGGTCATAGCCGTATAATGAAATCTTATCTTGGTACTCATAGTAAGGCAAATCAAATCGTGCCGCTTTAGGAGTATTATTTTCATCATAATCATAATTTTCATTAAGCGCATCACTTAAATCACTCTCATTATCCTCTTGACTCCAATAATCATATTGTGCTTTCTTAATCTTATGTACACCAATCTCACGTGTACGACCCCAGATACGAATAGTGTAAGTATCTTCAGGATAACTTTCTTTCAATGAATCTTCATTCTCAAGCTCACCTGTACCTGCGGTTAGTGACTCAGCGAATAACTCGTCTACTTTATTTTTATCTTCTATTGACATAGCATCAAATTCAGCTTTTAAATTAGCAAGAGCATTTTCTAATTCTTCTTCACTAACTTCTTCATCTTCATCACGGCTATCCATCATCACCCAACCATCATTACAATCAGGACAGAACAATTGACCATTCAACTCAGGTAGTTCGCTTTCTTTGTGTTCAGCACCACAACTAAAACAAGGAACTTCTTCCTCTTCATCGGCGGCTTCTTTAGCCCATCGTGCGGATCGTTCAGCACGTTCTTGTTCTTCCTTGATACCTGCTTCTGTCAGTTCAGTATCACTTTCACACATTGGGCAAACTTTCTTTGCTTCATCAAGGTCATTGCCATTACTATCTTGCCATTTCCAATCAGCATCATAAGATTGACCTACCCACTTACACTTAGTGCATTTGTGTGTAGGCTCTGGTTCAGGCGGATCACTGTGCCAACTATCTTCATCGCCTAACTCATATGTAACATCGTAACCGCCCTTGCGGTCAGTCCAGCAGTCATCATATTGAAATTCCCATTCAATTTCTACGTCATTGTCAAGGGCATCGTTGAGAACATCTTCATAATCATATGTTCCATCAGTAATACCATCTAGTATTACTTTAATCTCATCTTCTTCCTTATCAGGATAGATTTCACTTAATAGTGCTTCATCAAGTTCAATGGCATATTGTCTATCGTGTTGATGCCATTCATGTTTAACTATTGTTACCATTTGGTGCCTCCTTAGCGTTCTGGTAAATTTTCTTTACTATATCTACTACTGTATCTAGTAGAGGACGAATCATCCATCCTCCCCAAATTATACCACTAATAAAATAAATCCAATCATTGAATGTCATTCTTCAACTCCGAAATGTTGTTTAATCATCTGTGCCGCTGTTGACCTACCTGCTGCCATATATCCAGCAACATCAGCAGGATGCATATATCCACTATCTTTATTGACAGCAACTTTCATACATTCCCTAACAATCAACTCAGCGAACTTTTCTATACCTTCTTTAGCATAGTCATCAAGTTCGTCCCAACATCCTTGTGCAGTCAATCCTGCTTGGTATAAACAATGTTCAATTTGTTCATTCATTTTATTCTCTGTTTTAGGAAAATCAATAGGGTTATTAGTATTTGAATAGTGTGGTTTCATTCTTCAACTCCGAAATGTTCTTTCATTCTACTTACAATAGTAGATCCAGCACCATCGTATTCATCAGCAATGTCCATACATTCCTGCACAATCAACTCGGCGAACTTATCTGAAAACTGTAGCAAGCCTTCATATGTCATAGTGTCCCAGGTGTGACTGAATTCACTATCCAGTGTCTTGCCCATTAGTTCTTTAATTCGTTCGTTCATTTATCATCCCTAAATGTATTTTCTTGTTCAATGTTCATTTGCTATATAATAGCATAAACAAGATTATTTGTCAAGTTTTTGGTAATAATGATAAATAAAAGTGTAGTTCGCGGAATTGGCGTTCCCAACTACTCTAACGCTATGGAGAGCAATCAGCATGACTATTTATTACCTTTGTCTTAAGACCCACAACATTACAGGTTTGCGATACCTTTGTCAAACCAAAAAGAAAGATCCTATATCTTATTTTGGTTCAGGAAAAGAGTGGACTGAACATCTACATAAGTTTGGGTTTGACATTAGGACAGACATTCTATTACAAACATCAGATAAAGAAGAATTGGTTTCATCTGGAAGATATTATTCTAAACTCTGGAATATAACTGATGCGGTTGATGATTTTGGAAACAAGATATACGCAAATCTTATTCCTGAAACATGCGGTGGAGGATTCTGCTACATTGATCCGAAAATAAACAAAGACATTGTTAAAAAGAAAAGTGATACTGTTCGTAAAAATTACGGTGTTGATTGGCCTATGCAGGACAAATCAATTATGGAAAAGAGCAGAAAGACGATGCTTCAAAAATATGGCGTTGGGCATGTATCACAAAACAAAGCCTCCATGGATAAAACTAGAAATACTAATAAGGCAAAAGGTGAAAGACCTATAGTAAATGAACTACGAAATTTAAGAAACAAACTAGGAAGAGCCCGGATAGCCAAATTAGGACTTGGTCTATCCGGTGGCTGGTATCAACTCTCAGAAGAAATATTAAATGATATATTGAAAAATCATTTACTTGTCCTCGCGGAAAGTCTTGAACCTAGGAAAGCGTAAACTATAACTACCGTCCTGGTTTTGAGTAATAGCATCCGCAAGAACCACTGCTGTCTGTCCAATAACAGAATCTGTATTATCCCAGTATGCTTGTCGTTCTTCATCAGTGTAGCCACTACCAACATTGACAGTGATATGCTTGCCATCATCAATACCCTCGCATACTAACGCACCCATACGACCAATATTCTTACCAGTACCTTCTTCAATACCGATAACAGTCAAGTCATAATCGTATACGGGTTTATATTTCATCCAGCTGGTTGAGCGTTTACATTCGTATGGCGCATCGGTTGATTTTACCATCACTCCCTCAAACCCTTGAGAAACCATATCTTTACAGTAGCGATGGAACTGATCCTTACCTGCGGCTGTATCTAAGTTAACCATGATGTGTGGTAATAGTTCAACGTTGGGCATAGTGTCAACTACATGACGAATATGTTCAAGTATATTGATACGTTTGTGCAGTTGAGCATTCCAATGTCCTGCACGGAAATCACTTAATGGAATAATATCAAAAATATTAAATACACTATCTTCTGCTTGAACGTTATCTTTCCTACGTGCTTGACGCATTAGTTCTTGGAATGTATTACCAATCACTTCACCGTCTAACACAAAGCCGTTAAACAAACTACGACCTTGATCGGTGCTCTTACAAGCACGAACAATCTTAAGAAAGTTATCACTAACTTGTTGTTCAATGTGACCAAAGTTATCAAACTGTTTACCATTGCGACTAAAACAAATAGTAGTGACTTCTCCGCTATCACTTGGAATTACCATTAATAGTACACGCACACCATCCAACTTAGGTTCAAGGCGTTTGATACCCTTCATCTCTGGACGACCTTCACTATTAGTTGCTAGTTGACAACCGAATACAGGAATCTCATATTCTGTTTTCTTACAGATTTTATTGATTGTTTTGTCACTAATACCTGCACGTAAGTCTCTACGCAATACAGGAGCTAAGAATGTATTCCATTCAACACTATCAAAACGTTCTGCCATTTCTAAAATAGCGTCACGTGCGGCATGTCCGGTCAATCTACGTTGACTAAGTTGTAGCATCAACTCATTAAACTCTTCCCAGGGATTTTCTGCATCGGTAATACCTGTTGTATCTGGTACTTGACGAACACCAAATGTAACGTAGGGATTGTAACATGCTTTTACAAATGAAAGAAAATTGATAGCATTTGTACTACCGAGGACACTTGCTTCTAATGCTTGTTTAATTACATCTTCTTTATGAAGGCGGCTATCTGATTCGTTTAATTTATTAATCCAACTTGCTGACATTATTTTCTCACTTAAAAGGCCACGAACTATTTGGGTCTAGTTTTGGGCGAGGTTGCAATTCAATG